ATGAAAAAAATACTCCTTCCGGCGCTTCTGCTGGCCACTTCGGGCGTAGCGTTGGCGGCGCCGCAGGTGATTACCGTAAGTCGTTTTGAAGTAGGAAAAGACAAGTGGGCGTTTAATCGGGAAGAGGTCATGTTGACCTGTCGACCTGGCCAGGCGCTCTATGTGATCAACCCCAGTACTCTGGTGCAGTATCCCTTGAATGCCATTGCCGAACAGCAAGTAGCGGAGGGTAAAACGCGCGCTCAGCCTATCGCTGTCATTCAAATCGATAACCCGGCGAAGCCCGGTGAGAAAATGAGTCTGGCGCCGTTTATCGAACGTGCGCAAAAGCTTTGTGATCCATCCAATAGCTGACTGATTTTTAATAAAAAACCGTAAACCTTCACGAAAAGGCTTACGGTTTTTTTATCTCTGATGACAGACAAAACGCCAGGTTTTTTCAATCACCTTCGTCACAAACTGGAAAACCTGGCGTCGTCATCTATTCTTAAAGGGCAAGGCGATTTAGCCTGCATTAATGCCAACTTTTAGCGCACGGCTCTCTCCTAAGAGCCATTTCCCTGGACCGAATACAGGAATCGTATTCGGTCTCTTTTTATTTAGATTATAAATCAATGGGTTATGTGTTTCCCCTCGAAATTCCTCGAAATTTCCTCGAATTTCTGTATTCCGGTCTTTTTGGTTATATCACATCCAAATCCAGTTTAACATTTATTTCACAACGAAATTTGGAGTATTAGAGCATCATATAAGCTTTATCATCACGCTCATCGAGATAGAGTTTCGTGGTGTTCGCTGATGTGTGGCCCAGGAGTTTTTGGGCGAACACCTCGCCGTGCTCGTTTTTGTACAGCCGCCCGGCCAGACTTCGGATCTCGTGAAATGTCGGTGGATTATTGCTGAAGTTAACACCGGAGGCTTTTCTTGCTTTTACAAATGTCTTTGTCAATCCATCCGGATGAATATTCCCGGTCGGGCTATTTTTCCTGATTCCGGCACTGATCATGAAATCAGTGCGGCTTACAAGTCGGCAGCGATCGATTACCGTTCCCAGACGTAACCCCGTCGCCCGAAGTGTCAGGGAGAGGGGAATGGCTATTTTCATTCCGGTTTTAATCTGAGTGACGTATAAGCGGTTGTCAAAAACATCACTAAATTTCATATTTACGATATCCTCCCTACGTTGACCAGTAACGAGCGCTAAATCCATCGCGAGAGGGAACCATGCAGGCATATGCTCTGCTGCCGCTCGTGTGGCGTTATACGTTTCCAGTTGCAGGCGTTCCCTGGCCACCTTAATCTCTGGTATCCGGGTTGCTTCCACCGGGTTTTTCACAATATGCCCTTCGACAATAGCCTCTCTGAACATGTCAGATAGAACTGATCTCATTGCTCCCGCCATAGTGTTTTTTCCCTCGGTTATCCACGACTCAAGAAACTTGGCAATGTGCCTGGTTGTTACTTCTGCCAGTATTATTTCCCCCATTTTTTCGCGTACGGTCGCTAATTGATTACCGCGAATCTTGTAGGTATTAACCGACAGACTCCGGCGCTGTAATAAAACCTCATAGCGATCAATCCATGCGGACACCGTGAATGAGTCAGTTCCTTTTAGCTTTTCAATAAGCGCCACGGGCGTATGGTTTTGCGCTATGAAGTTGTTTGCCTCTATGGCCTGTGTGATAGCGTCCCTGCGGGCGATCTGACCGAGCGGAAATTCCTTGTCAGTTACCGGGTTACGCCAGAAAAAAGATTTACTGGCCTTACGGTAGGTGAGGTTCCTCGGAAGGTTAGCATCGTACTTTTTTCGACTCACTGATCAACTTCTCCAGCAATGCGCTCGGTTTTCCGGTGCGCCCGTTTGGGTGGTGCTGTTCAAGCACAAGTCCCACTTTATTCGGCTTGATATAAAACGCGTCCGGATCAACCCGATACGTCCTGCCATGTAATACTGGAGTCGGGTAAATATTTCCGTTTCGCGCCCATCGTCTTAGTGTTGTGAGAGGTGGTGGATCATCGGGATAATTTAATTCACCCCAGGTTTCAAGTCTCACAAAGCTCATAGTCATGTCTCTTTACTTCATGACCGCCGCCAACTATACGGTGTGGCGGTCGGTCGGGGTTGAACATCAATGATCAGGTTAAAATTTGAATGACTGCTGACCGCCGCCCGGTAAAACTTTTACATCTCCGGCGTGCCGTCCTGTAAATCCTGCCCAATGCGCGGCGCGTATCCTGTCAGCCTGCTCTTCAGTCAGGCAGGGTTGCGGCAGGGCGGAGTTTTTCCGGTGCTCTGCAACGCGTATGGATTTGCCGGCTTCGTGTAACTTCTGGCACAGGGGGCAAAGGTCGCGTGTATCCATCATCCGGATTTTTCCATCGAAAAATATGTTGCCATGCCATGTAGCGCAGTTCCGGCACACGGGCGCATCGCAGGTGAACATGGCTCGACATTTTGTCATGTGCCCGTGTTCATCCTCATCGGCATCCCAGCCGATGATCCCGTCACAAAGCAGGGTGGCAGGGGCGCCGCAGAACATACAGACAGGCTTCTTCATGCTGCAATTACCTCCCCGTTGACGCACAATTCCGGCAGATTTGCGCGCACCAGCGCCTCAGCAAACTGTGGTGGCACGGCATTACCACAGCGCGCTACTTGCTTGTCCTTCGCATATTTCACACCACGAAAATCATGCTCAATGATGTACCAGTCCGGAAATCCCTGTGCGCGGTAGAGTTCGCGCGGTTGCAGCATCCGCATTCCGATATCTACGATGCGGTAAACCACGCCGCCGACAGTGACCAGACCAGTACAGTCTTCTTCGCAATATTTCCGCAGGAACGACAGTACCTGTTGTGCGCGCTCTTCGTCGTACTCATCGACAGCAAGGCTGGTCTCGATGTTACCTACATGCAGGCCTCCTGCCGTGATCGTCGGCATCGGCTCGTCAACGCGCTGTCCATCCCGGCAGGTGCCGCGCAATTTGACCAGGTGGGATGCGACTACAGCATGATGGTTTCCCGTTGTGACGGTGTGAGCAGGTGAATCAGCAGCGCCGCCAGCATGTCCTGTGTTATTGACCATAAGGTGCGCGGATACAACAGCGTGATGATCGACCGTTGTTATTGAGTGCGCAGGTTCCTCCAGTCCTACACCTGGCCCCGTATAATTCCCGCCGTAGTGTTTCGCCAGGAATGCGCTGGTGATAGCAAACTTACCGCCGCCGGCAGTGACCGTGCCCAGCGGTTTTCCGAGCTGGAGTACGCGAGGCTGTTGGCCGGGACGTTCTCCATAGCCCATCTGAATAAGCGTGGCGGTCGTTAACTGGCTTTTCCCGCCACCGCCAGCGGTGACAGTGGCGCCCGGTTCGTCTGCCCGATGACCGATACTGGCCCCGAACTGGCGGGTAATGACCGGGGCGACCAGGCAGGCGCGGGACTGCTTCAGAATGGTATGCGCGGGTTTATCCAGCGGTCTCGGTTTTGCCTGGTACTTGCTGCCACCATTTCCAGCAAGAAAAGGTGTTAATGCTGCCTCAACAATACCCAGGGCATGGCCGTTTCCACCCGGTCGCGTCGATGTACCTGCGGTGATGGTGGGCGCGGGGTCGGTGACATTTTGCCCCGTAGCGCCGGTACGGAATTTTGTAAGATGAGGGACTGCCACGGCATAACCGGGTTTTTTTGTGATTGTCTGTAGCGGTTCCTGTAAACCCTGACCACGAAAACAGTCGTAACTCGTTTTGGTGCTGGTGTGGTTGCACTTCACGATAAACGGCGACGCACTGTTGATAACAAATCGCTGTATGCCACGCGCGATGCGCTTTAAGGTATTTTCAGCCAGCGGCTTTTTGCGCCCGAAAATTGACGGTGCCGGAATTGACCAGTCAATGCATTCTGCCGCCGTTCTCCAGGGCTTCAGGCGACCCGATTTCATCGCTTCTGATTTCGGATCGCCGTGGGTTGGTTCCGGCCATACAACCGGCTGACCGTCGCAACGTGCCACCATGAAGAACCGCTTACGAATGGTCGGCGCGCCATAATCACAGGCGCGTAATTCCCGGTATTCAACGGTATACCCCAGACCGTTGACCAGTCGCTTTGCCTGCTCACTGTGAATATCGATTTCCAGAAACTCGCAACATTCCGCCAGCGCCGGATGATTCGCCGGAATACCCGTAGTTAACATTCCTACAAATGCTTCAAAGGTTTCTCCGGTGCGCTCAGGATCAGGGCGCATTTCCCCGGCAAGCAGCGGTCCCCATGTCCTGAATTCGCCCACGTTTTCCAGCATCATTACGCGTGGCTTTACCTCCAGCCCCCAGCGAAGCTCAATCCACGCCAGCCCCCGAATTGATTTCTCAACAGGCTTAGCGCCTTTAGCTTTGGAAAAATGGCGACAATCAGGAGAGAGCCACACCAACGCGACGGGACGGCCCGCGGTCACTATTTTTGGTTTAACGGTAAAAACCGACTCACAATAATGCAGCGTGTCGGGGTGATTAGTTGTATGCATTGCAATAGCATTCGGGTCGTGGTTGATGGCAATATCAACGCTGCGACCGATCGCCATTTCTATTCCGGTACTGGCGCCACCACCACCAGCAAAATTATCTACAATGATTTCGTTATTCACGCGTATCTCTCCATTTCCTTACACAACACCTCAGCGGCGGTAACAATTGACGGGACAGGCAGGTGTTCCAGCCACATACGGTTAATGTGGTGCTTCAGTCTGTGCTGGTGATGTACTGGCAAATCTCCGGCCCGTTCAGTATGGGAAAAAATAAGCTCCACCTCAGCAGGCCAGACGGTTTCCGGAATTGCCGGCAGCAGCATATTTTCCAGTTCGACGATGCGGTTTAAGGCGTAACACAATATTTTTTCCACGCAGTTCTCCTGTTTTCAGGCTGTACGAATCCCGCCGCGTGAGCGGTGTTTAAAAGCATTTTTACGGTTAATTAATTATTCAGCAGGCGATCTTTATTCCTTAATACATTTAAACTCTTCCAGCGTGACTTTCTCTTCGCGTGATTTTCCGGCTTCGGTTCTGCCGGACAACATTTTTTCACACTCGGCTTTATTCATTTTTTTGTCAGAAAAACGAACCCAGTTTGTCGGGGAATTACCCGGCTTTTTGACGATGGCGGTTATTTTGTACATGGCCCGGTCTCCTTTGTCTGTGCTGCCGGATTAATCCACAGGCATTCTGTTCGCTGTACTGAACCCGCCCGGCCATTAGCAGACGTGGTTCTTGTAATACATTTCCAGTCTGATAAAGCATCGTTATAAAGTTTGCTGTCGTAGCCACAGACAATAACCATGCCGCTTAACTGTCTGAGGCAATCCAGCAGGGTGATGTGTTCCGCATCAGTCATTTCGAAGCGGTAGGCGCTGTTTTTTGCTACTTCGACACGCGTATCGTGTATGTAAGGCGGATCAACAAAATGCAGCGTTGAAGGTGTATCGTGGTCTTTCATGCATGTCACAGCGTCGCGGTTCTCAACAAGTACCCCAGTAAAACGGCTGGCCACCGCCGCCAGGTTATCAGGCTGACGTGCCCAGATAGCCTGAGCAGTCGCGCTGTTACGCCGGGTATCGAGGCGGAAACCAGTTTTGCCCTTTGTGGCACCTGCGCTGCCGAAGCCCATCGTTGCCCGAACAACCAGACGGCGGGCCCGTTCTACCGGGTCTTCGCTATGTCCATAAGCATGAGTAAATTCCTCGCGTGAATACGGTGTAAGGGCGCACGCAGCGATAAGTGCCTGACTGCTTTCAGGGTTACGAAGCACGCGGAACAGATTTACCACATCGCCATCAAGGTCGTTATAGACTTCCGCTTCTGATGGCTCTTTTTTCAGTAACACTGATGCGCCGCCGCCGAATGGTTCCACGTAGCAGCGGTGTGCCGGAAAACGGCTAATAATCCAGGATGCCAGCCGGAATTTACCGCCGTGATAACGGATCGCCGGATGTTTGATAGCAAAGCTCATTGTCCTGCCTCCTCAAAAATGACTTCACCATCCAGACCACCGACCTGATACAGGATCGAACCATCCTCCCGGTACTGAATCGGAGAAGCGCTCCAGTCCTCACCGTTTGGTTGGTTATCATCACCAAACTGCACAAAACCACCGGCAACCCTGCTAGCTTCGTAAATCTCGCCTTCAGTCCACCAGCCTTCTGTATCTTTGAGGCATTTGATAAAAAATGGATTGCTCATGTCATTTCAGGCGGTCAGCGACCGCCAGCCTCCGTTATGCGGTCACGTTCTCTTCCACGCCAGCGTTTTCGACGACGCTGTACTCACCTGTGATGACAGACGCATCAGTCGGATCGATAGTCAGCGTCTCCTTTTCGTCCATTGATACCGCGCGCTGGATCTCAATGGATACAGGCAGGTATTTGAACAGGCGGCGTATGGCGGTTTTTTTTGCCATTTCCTCCCAGTGAGTAACCCACGGGCCGTTGTTACCGGCTTTGCTCTGTGCCCGTACCAGCTCTATCTGTTTACGGGTCATTACCTCAAACTGTGTGCCACCATCTTTAAGGCGGGCAACGGCATAGACATGAGTAACTGGTGCATCTTCGTTCTCACCCGGACGGTGTACCAGCTTTTCTTCCAGACCAAACTCGAAGCTGAAATCGTCACCTTCGCGGACGACGCGCGCGGAAAGACTTGCAATCTGTCCGGAACGGCGGGCAAGGTCGATCATTCCCCGGTATCCAATAATTAACTGAACGTTTTTTTTGCCTGACTTTTCGTTTTTGTTTCCGAACGGCAGCAGATAGGCATGACCGAGCGCGCCGCCGGGCTCCAGCCCAAGCTGGGAACACTGAACGATGGCGCTGACAAAACTCATGGTGTCACAGTCACCCAGCGCCGGAACTTTTCGGATTTCCGTTGTGGCTATCCGGATCATGCGTTCCGCTGTCATGTGGCGGGGCAGGGCCGCCGCCAGTTGTTCTTTCATGGAAGGCTGGTTGATAAAGCTGATCACATCGTTGTTATTTTTCACTGCCGTCGGGGTGCGTGCTCCCTGTGTTTTTTGCAGGTCGGCTTTTGCAATAGGTGGCTGTTTAGGCATTTGCATTCTCCTTCGCCCAGCGGGGCAGTGATAAAGTTTTAATGGCAGGCCATTCATCGTTATTAAGGCATTCGGCCAGGGTTTGCAGATTGCGACGATATTCCCGCTGACCTGCCAGTTTTGCGTCTTCACCCATCATGAAAATCTCAACCGGGTAACGCCCACATTCGGCGGTTGTACTGGCAACAAGGAAGACGAAGGTGGGTATCTCACCGAACTGCGCCCGATAACCGTCGCTGTAGAAAGCGTCCTGTACGTGGTAGCGATAATCGTAATAAGCTGTCCTGAACCGCTGGATATCAGCAGTGGTTTTCACATCCATGATCCAGTGAAATTCAGGGATGATTTTGTCCGGACGGCACCGACACAAAATTCCTGTTTCCGGATCTTCCCAGTAGACTGATGATTCAGCATATCCGGCGCTTTCAACCAGCCACTGCCCCAGCGGTAACGCCATCACACTCTGGTACATAAGTTCGATTTTCCGGCCTTCTTCTGCCGTAAGCACGGTTCTTCCTGTCCGGGCGCACTCTTCCAGAAAGGTTTTCTCTTCTTCTTTTCCTGCGCTGGTACGGCGGTTAAATTCCGGAGCGATGATGAAGCGTTTACTGAACTCCTCTGGTTCCAGTATCCGGCAGTGAAAAGCCGTTCCTGTATCGAGAGTCTTTGTTTTCTCCGTGTCCACGGGGGCATTTTTACGCCACAGATAAATTGCTGGTGTGTCTGCGATATCGTCAAGCTGTGATTTACTGACGCCGGGGCCAGCGTGATACGCCTCGTTAGGGATGTCATAGTAAATACCTGGCTGTATATCATCAGGGACAGTGAAATTTCCGTTTTCTACGGGATCTGCCGCTTCGCCAGCTTCATCACCGCCAGTACCTGATCCACCGTCCGTTGTAATTTCCTGCCCTGTATCGCCAGCCGTTCCCTGCTGGTTGCTCTCTTTCGGCGTTTCTCCATCTCTTTCTGTTCTGGCTTCCGTTTTTTCGGTCTGGTTTGAGGGGGGCGGGAATAGCGCTGATACATCGAAAGTCCCGTCCGCGTTTCTGGTGACAGCCTCCGGCTCTGCTGCTGGTTGTTTTTCCTCCGGCACCACTTCTTCTTTTTCACCCTGATTTGAGGCGCTGTAATTGTTATGAACCCACTTCGGATCGTTCGGGTCGCTGATGCCTTCGACATATTCACCGCGCGCGGCTGCCAGTTGTTTACCAACATCAACCGGGTTTTTGGGTGGAATGTTTTTACGTGCTTCGTGCAGTTCTGCCCGTATTTTCTGGTAGCCTGCTTCTGTCTGGCTTACAGGTGGCTCATTCTCCAGCGGCTGCGGGTCCGGATGATGTTCAGTTGTGTCCTGTTCCATTGTTTCAGGCGTTGCTGGTTCATCTGCCAGTTCGCCTGTCGGTTGCGGTTTTTCTTCATCACACTGAAATCTCCCTGTCTCAATATCCCGCAGACATTTGCCCGCCTGACGAAGCCTTGCTGCATTTTCTTCATGGGTTGTTGGGGTGTTATCAGGCACATATTCGTACCAGTCCGGATCGCGAACACCATGAACGGCAAGAAAGCTTTCGCACCACGTCCGGCGAAGATCAGGATTACCGTTATGTACGGCCTTTGGCGCTTTGCGTACCAAGTCAATAATGGTCTGTCGGTCGTAGCCTTTGATGTCGGGAATAATGCCCACTGTCATCGACATTTGTTTCCAGTCTTCCCGGTCTTCGGCGATGATACGTTTTGCAAAATCCATTGCAGGACGCAGGTTATTCAGATCCAGCTCCTCACAGAAACCACAAGCGAGCTCATAGTTAATCGTTCTGTGTGTCGGTTTTTCGCTACGGCGTGGACGTTCTGGCTTATTTACGTCGTCGACAATTACTTTATGTGGCCCGGTTTTTTTAACAGGTGCAGGTTTATTCTTCAGGCGTTCAGCCCATTCCTTAATCAGCAGGCCGCGGTTAATGTGTTCAGCACTGAACCATTCCTTAAAAAACTTAATAGTGGTGCATAACTCAGGCACTTTTCCATCGACAGGAAATACCTGTTTATACGCATTCACTGCTTTGTGAATATCGTGCTCGATAGCTTTTTTGAACGGCTCTACATTTTCTGCTGCGAGTATCAGGTTCTGGACAGTGGTATCCTGAGTATCCATCTCCAGACACGCGATTTCTTTTTTCTGGTCTGTATCGACGTGATAAAGATATTCTCCATCGCCAATATACTGTGCCAGAACGCGATGGCGGAACGGCAGTGTCGCAACCACGGTCAGTTGAGGGTTTGCTGGCGGGTTATGAGATTCCTGTATCCCGTTTTCTCCGGCAGGAGTGCCAGCACCGTCGGCGCGTTCTGTTTCATCTGATTTAACAGCAGAAGCTGCGCCGGGGATAAGTGTCAGGGTTTTGCCGTCTTCGCCACCGGGTTCGCGGTTTTCACAAAATTTAGTATCAAAGGCCCCCTCGGGCGGAATGTCATTTTCTACCGGAAAATGTACGCGTACAGGTCTGGCAAAATCAGCTTCATCAAATCCGGCAGCATCCATAGCCAGTTCGCCACGGGAGAGGGCGAGTGACTGCTTTTTAGCTGTACACCAGAAAAAACCGGCTTTAAAGCCGAGGCGTTTCCTGGCACTTTCATTTTTAACCTTGTAATAAAATGAATATTCTTCCTGCTTAATGCTCATTGTTTTTTAACCTCAGTTAAGATTAAAATCGTTTTGCCAGTGAAAATCCTCTCCGAGTGCTCACTGGTCATGTCTCTGGTGGTGGGTCTGGTCGCTCACCTCAGCATCGCCGGGATGTAAAGCCGGGGAAGCGCCTGCATTTAATGCAGGCTTTTTTCTTTTGAGGCCTCAGACATCGCCCGCGCAAAATCACTTGCAACAGACAAGCTCTTCAATGCACCAATAACCTCCCTGGGGACGTCTTTCACTTTGAGCAACATGGCTGCTGCGGCTATAGTGGAGTCCCATGCTCCTGTTTTTTCATCTGCATATGCAGTTATTGATTTATTTATTGAATAGCCATCTTCGTTTCTGTTTAACTCGTATGAATAGCCAATAACTACCGGCATATTGTTTTGCTCGCATATCTTAAATATACGGCTGGTGAGCTCTTTTAGTTCCTGTAATACTGCTGCATCAGGCGTTGTATTTTTCATTTTTATTTCCTTTTTCAGGTTGAGTGAATCCCTGCCATTGCTGGCATAGTTTTATTGTTTCAGTAAATGATTAATTAAAGTTCATGTGCCATCTGGTCATGGCTGGCACAGCGTTTACTGCAATATTTTTGTTTTTTACGTGAAATAAGCGTTCCGTGCATATATATCAGTTCATATTCGTATGCGGTCTCTTCCGGTATTGCTTTCTGACAATATGCGCAGTTAATTAATGTCGGGTCTCCTTTCTGGGTGAGTAGAGTATAAATTTTACGAATCAATCCCGGTTTTCTGTTTATTGCAGTCTGCTGTTTAGCCGGACTGCGCATCCAGTCGGAACGAGGTGTAATGATAGGTATCATCGTTTTATCCTCTTTGCCTGTTTATAAGCGAATTTTGTTGGTGCGGTGCCTGGTGCCTCCAGGTGACGATAACCAGTTAACCATTACCGCCGACTACTATTTCCACCCACAACATGAAGGACAGTTATGTCTTTTTAACTGTGCCGCGTGCGCTTAGCCGCATTCACCACACCACAAAATTCGCTTTAAAAAGGGCGGAAACCAGAAAGGAATGAACTGGTACCGCCAAAGACTACACACAGCAATGTCACGGGTTCCACTCGCAACCGGAAGCGCACTGTCGCAGTGGATTAAACAACAGACCTGACAAGGTACGGTTCTGCGTAGTGCGCTTTCGTGTTGCGCCGGATGCTTTTCTGAATCCGGTTTCCTGTCTGGCTCTTACTCGCAATGGTTTCTTGTTAACCAGCGTCGTGCGCCAGCTTCAGTTTTGAAAGTTTTGCTTCTGGTAAACGTCATGGCGGTAAACGTACCGTCATTGTTGGGAAATACGCCATAAACCACAGATTCATTGTTGCCTAAGTCGATTGCTTTCATTTTCCCCTCATCCGCTTAACGCCCGGCGGCGGAACGTTTTATCTACTGCGCTTGTTACTTAACAACAACTGCCGTCATGTTCGTATGCCTCAGGCTGGCTACTTAGCCCGACTCAGCAGCGGGATAACTCTTGGTATTGTCCGGCTGTTATCTGGTCTGGCATTGTCTTGATATATCAAATGCTCACATATCGTGAGTAATTTGTCAATATGAATTGTGAGCATTATTTTCTTGGTGGGATATGGATAAGCAAAAAAAATCCCGCATTTGCGGGATTACTAAGAGGGGAGGTTAGCTCAAGAGGATGGAGTATCTTTTTTATGCTGTCTGCTTCTAAGGTATTGTTCTACATACTCATCAATTTCTTTTAATCTGATTTCAAACAGATCAAGCATACGTGTTTGCTCTGATGCTGGCAGTTGATTAAACAATTCGAGTAGCTTTTGTTGGTTATCACTCAGCCATGAGTTGGCATTTTCCTGCTTACCGAACATTAGTTCTGCGGGGGAAATGCCAAGCACTTGACCAAGCGTAATGGCATCCTCAGCTCCAATACTCCGCGTTCCAGCCTCGTAATTTGCAATGCGTGACGACCCCGACCAGCCACATAGCTTAGCCAGTCGTCCCATGCTTAATCCTCTGTTTTGGCGGATAGTTTTAAGACGTTCGCCAATTTGTTCTGCAATCGTTTTCATGTTTGGAATTTTATCACGCTACGTGAAACTGATGATACTCACGTATGTGTAGTTGACTATGCTCACGAATTGTGAATAATAAAATTCGGAGGTTTTAAATGAACAAAATTTCAACATACAGAAAGCAACTGGGGCTATCTCAAAGGCAGCTTGCGACTCATTTGGGATGGATACAGAGCCGTCTGGCGAACTACGAAGCAAATTTTCGCACACCCGGACTGGAGGAGTGCCGAAAAATTGTTGCCACACTTAACCATCTGGGATCTCGCTGTGTTCTTGATGATGTTTTCCCGCCTCATGTGAACGATAGCAGAACCATATTAGCGAAGGTGAACAACCATGATCACCCCTGAAACAGCTAGTCAGGCGTTATCGTCATGGCTGGCATATCTACAGATAACCCAGGAAACCGCCACGCAGCTGATCACCCGTGCATTCCTGGAGCAGCCGGCGCGACCGGAAATAGCGGTTCACCGTATCGAGCGTGACGACGGAACGGTGGATTACGACGCATGGCGCCGTAACCGGATAAACATTTTTCAGCGCTGGCGGAAACGGGAAACGGCGGAACACTGCGAGAAATTCTCTGCGCTGATCCCCGCTATTCTGGAGGCGATCCGCAAAAGTGCGCCGGAACTGCATAAACGAATAACGGCAGGGCAGAGCATTGAATACCTGCTTTCACAGCTTTTAAAAAAAACGCAGTGGCAAGCGCGGTACTTCTTGGCGCGCCGCTGGCGGATTTTGAGCGAAAGTGTGACGAGGCCATATATGCGTTACAGGCGTTACGTAGCGGTTATCGCCAGCAGTACCAGAGACATGACCAGTGAGTAATTTTTTATGTTTTATCGCCCGGAAAAGAGCGTAGAGAGGCTTTATGGCCGCACTTCCATACATGCAGCTTTACATCGCTGATTATCTGGCGGACACCATGCACCTTTCTGCCGAGGAACATGGAGCCTATTTGCTGTTGATGTTCAATTACTGGCAGACCGGAAGAGCTATCCCGAAAAGCAGGCTGGCAAAAATTGCTCGGATTAGCAATGAACGCTGGGGGGCTGTGGAAGAGTCCCTGAGAGAGTTTTTCATTGATAACGGTACTGAATGGGTTCATGAGCGTATCGAAAATGATCTCGCTGCGGTCAGGGATGTTCTGGCGAAAAAGTCGGCAGCAGGAAAAGCATCTGTTCAGTCCAGAAGGAACAGGAAGAAAACGCAGGCTGCCAGTGGAAGTAACACATGTTCAACAGGTGTTGGTTCGGTGTTTAAACAGGAAGCCAACAAAAAGGGAACTAATAAAGATATAGATCTAAAAGAATTAAACCCCACACATAACGCGTGCGCGCGCGCGAGTGCTCCGGTTAGTCAGCCTGGAATTATGGAACAGCCTGTCGTGACTGAACCGGAATACCGGGAAGGCCTGAACGAGCCGATCGGGAAATTCTCAATGATGGATGACTGGCATCCCTCGCTGGATTTCCGACAACGGGCCGCCCAGTGGGGCGTTGCGTTACCAGAGCCGGAGTATTTACCTACGGAGCTTGTCGCGTTCAGGGATTACTGGACGTCGGAGGGAAAGGTGTTCACACAAATCCAGTGGGAACAAAAATTCGCCCGTCACGTAAACCACGTCAGGGCAAAGGCGAAACCAGCCAGCAGGGGAGAAAGCCATGCAGAAATCCAGCCAGACAGCACCGCATCGCGGGCAGTACAGCAAATCAGGGCAGCCCGCGTGCAGTGGGAACGCGAAAACGGGATCGTCAGCGACGGAGACGGCCTGGCGACTCTGGGAAGTCATGGGGGAAATTTATTCGAACCGATGGACGCAGAAGAACGGCGCGGCACCTTCGAAGCTGTGGGTGGCCCAGATTGGGGCGATGACTGAGCGCCAAATCCGGCTGATTTGTCAGCAGTGTATGGAGCGATGCCGGGCGGCTGAGACATGGCCGCCGGACCTGGCTGAGTTTATTTCGCTGGTTTCTGAAAGCGGAGCTAATGCGTTTGGTCTCACAGCCGATGCGGTGCTGGCGGAATATCGTCACTGGCGTAACGAGTCCTGGCGCTACTCCGGCAGTGATAAATATCCGTGGCCTCAGCCGGTTCTGTATCACATCTGCACCGAGATGCGCAGAACGGGCGTTGAGCACCAGATGACGGAAGGCGAACTGAAACGACTTGCAGAACGGTTACTGGCGAAGTGGACAAAACACGTCGGTAATGGTTTCAGCATACCGCCGGTACGCCGTCAACTGGCAGCGCCGCGTCATCCGGCAGGGCCAACCCCGGCACAACTGATGATGGAAGAATTCAGACGGCGTAAGGCGGCGGGAAGGCTTTAACAGGGGGGGGCTTATGAGCAGAAATTACACACCGGCGCAGAAAGCTGAAATACAGAAGCGCCTGACGGAACTGGTACGAACCCACGGTCGGATGACGTTTGGAGAACTGCGGAAGATAACGGGGTTAACCATTTTTACAGCCCGCCACTACCTGGAAAAGGCGGAAAGTTGTGGGGATCTGTATCAGGCCGGGAGAAGCGGTATTTTCCCTTCGGAACGGGCTTTCCGGCTTTGGAAGCAGAAACGTGAAGATGCCAGGATTACCCGCTTTCTGAAAACGCCGGAAGGTGTGGTGAGTTCCTACGACCGGACCAGAAACGTTATCTGTACGGAGTGCCGGAACAGCGTGACGATGCAAAGGGTACTGGCATTTTATCGGGGACATTACCGGGAGGCGAAATCTGCATGAAAATCGAATACCAGGAAGGAGGAGCTGAGTCCCGTCTGGTTATCACCAGCGGTTTCCTTTGGTGGAGAAAACATATCCATCTGGTTGATGAAATTTTGTTGCGTGCGCCGCAACTGCGGGCGGTGAGTGAGGGATTTTTTATCGTGACGACGACCGTCAGTGGATTTACAGCGGATGTGCTACGGGCGGAAATGATTGTTGAAGGTATGGGGTACAAGGTGATGAACACCGAAATGATACATAACAGTTGCATGGAGGCAGACAAATAGCTGGCGTAACACAGAGCGTTGAGTACAATTGCTGCGGGTGCTTGAGGCTGTTTGCCTGGAGCATTCGTGAAAGGCAGACAGAGAAAAGCCCCAGTTAACATTCGGCGTCTTGCAGGACGCTTAACATTAAACTGAGGCCACATCTATGCTCTACACACGTAGATTAGCCTCTTACGGACCGAAAGGTCAAGGAGAAGCAGGCTATGAAGCAGCAAAAGGCGATGTTAATCGCCCTGATCGTCATCTGTATCACCGTTGTAATGGCGGTGCTGGTAACGAGGAAAGACCTCTGCGAGGTACGCATCCGAACCGGCCAGACGGAGGTCGCTGTCTTCACGGCTTACGAATCTGAGGAGTAAGAGACCCGGCGGGGAGAAATCCCCGCCACCTCTGATGTGTCAGGTATCCTCAACGCACCCACATTCAACCCGCTCCGGCGGGTTTTTTAATGTCCGGGAAATGAGCATGTCAAAAAATAACCAGTTATCAGATTATAAATAGAACACAGAGAAAATGTCATTGAGTATGGTCAAAAAGTAGCCATATTTATTAATAATGATAATTAGTAGGCCCCTATATATTCATGGTGAGAATGAAGGTGCTTTAAAAATGCTCAAGTTCGTTATCTATGGAGACACCGTGAAAAAATTAAATAAAACATTTAATTGTAAATACGCTGTTATTCGCCGTGATGACATGACAGTAATTGCTGAAATGGATTTTTTTCCTGACTGCAACAGGTCATTGATGTATCGGGATGGCCGCTATGTCCGGTTTCTGCCGTTGTTGCAAAATGACATCATGGGGAGCGATACCCTGATTAATGAGCTGACTATCAGGGCCGGTTATCATGAATAATCATCCTTTGTTATACTCGTCTGCGGGCTGAACTCCCAATCTACTGCGCCACCGGAGAGAACGATGGCGCATTTACAACTGGTCAAGCAAACCTCATCAGGGCTTCTGCTCCCGGCGACGCCGGAGAGTGGGGATTTCCTGCGCTCAGTAAAAATCGGTGAGTGGATACACGCGGACTTTAAGCGAGTGCGTAACTACGCGTTCCACAAGCGTTTTTTCAAACTCCTGCAACTGGGATTCGATTACTGGACTCCGAACGGTGGGGCGATCACGCCTCGCGAACGAGAACTGGTGTCCGGTTTCGTTGAGTATCTGTGCGAATCAGTTGGTCGGGAACACACTCCAGCCCTGAGCGAAGCCGCAGAGCAATATCTGAATGCCGTTGCGACACGCAGAACCCGGGATACGGCATTGCTAAAGTCGTTTGACGCTTTCCGCGAGTGGGTAACCATTCAGGCAGGATTTTACACCGAGCATATTTATCCTGATGGTAGTCGTGGGCGCAGGGCAAAATCTATCGCATTTGCGAATATGGACGAAACCGAGTTTCAGCAGGTTTATAAAGCCGTACTGAATGTGCTGTGGAACTGGATCCTGTTCCGTAAATTCTCCTCTCCGGAGGAAGTCGAAAATGTGGCCGCGCAGCTGCTGGAGTTTGCGTAATGGTGGATTTACGTAAAGCGGCAAAAGGTCAGATGTGTACAGTCAGAATTCCTGGCTACTGCAATCACAATCCCGAAACGTCCGTGCTGGCGCATTACAGGCTGGCGGGGACGTGTGGAACAGCGACAAAACCACACGATATGCAGGCAGCGATTGCCTGCAGCTCATGCCACGATTTAATCGACGGGCGGGTAAAAACCAGCGATTACACCAAAGAAGAATTACGCCTGATGCATGCAGAAGGTGTTTTTCGCACACAAGAAATCTGGAGAAAGGAAGGTTATTTATGATTTACCCAACAAATACAGGCAAAAGCGGGGAACACCTTCGTCTCACCACGCTGGAAAGTGTCTGGATTCAGGGAAAACTGCGCATGTGGGGGCGCTGGTCATATATTGGCGGCGGTAAGACGGGAAATATGTTTAACCAGTTGCTGACCTCTAAAAAGCTGACAAAAACGGCAATTAACGAGGCGCTCCGGAGGATGAAAAAAGCAGGTCTGGACAAACCTGAACTTGAGGCTTTTTTGCGGGATATGATCAACGGCAAGCAAAAAACCTGGCTGGTGCATTGTACTGATGCAGAGGCGTTATGCATTGATCGGGTGATTAGTGAAGTGCTGGCAGAACACCCAGGATTGATTTGTATCCTCCGGCAACGATATGAAGGGAGAGGGATGACTAAGCGAAAAATGGCTGAATTGCTGAATGACGCACACCCTGAGTGGTGTTTCCGGACGTGCTGCAGTCGGGTAGATGTATGGCTAAATCTTGCTGAATATATGCTCTATCTGCCGATGCGTGATGCATTCTCTTCCGGGGATCTAAAAACCGTTTGTTGACTCAATCTGTTATCCGGGGCTATATTCCTCACGCGCCAGCAAAATCTGGCGTCGGGATTGGCGTCCCGGATGTTTACGGAGCGATATGAGACGCGCCCGCGTCTTTTTTCATATCGTTTGCACAGTCACATTCGCGATTTATGGCGGGCTGTGTGGGGGAGCCGAAAGGCTCGCCGGTTTCCGTACCCGGTTACGCCAACCCTGCACAGTTCGCCACCAGTTCGATTGGCGTCGTCGGTGGCGATAATTTCCAAATGTACGGAGTTATCGTTATGACCACTCAAATCTCTGTTGAAACTCTCTCCCCGATCACCCATAACCAGATTCCTGTTATTACCACCGAACTTTTGGCGCAGCTTTACGGCACTGAGTCGGTGCGTATTCGCCAGAATCATCATGAGAACAAAGTACGCTTCGTTGAAGGGAAACACTTTTTCAAAGTTGTTGGTAATGACCTTAAAGAATTGCGGGTCGCTTTAAACTACTCACAAAATCCAGTTTCACCCAAAGCCCGCTCCCTCATCCTCTGGACAGAACGAGGCGCAGCACGCCACGCCAAAATGCTCGAAACCGATCAGGCATGGGATGTGTTCGAAAAACTGGAAGACTGCTATTTCAGTCAAAAGGATCCGTCAACGCCAGTTTCATGCCAGAAAAGTTACGACACGCGAGTTCTCTGTTATCAGAGAGGCGGTGTCACTGTTTCCACAATTCAGTTACGGGATGATGATATTGTTATTTCCCTTGAGTCATGGCTGGAACTGGCGAGAGCCAATGGTTGGTTTGTTGTTCGCAGAGATAAACTGGTGGAAAGGTTGATGCAGCTTTAAAAAAGTTCTTGCATTTTTGCACATAAACTGCTTCAATTCCGGTACGCTTCGCAAAGCTGTATCGCGAGGCGAATAACAGACATGAACATAAAAGAACCCGCCATTGAGCGGGTTTTTTATTAACACCTCCAAAAAAGTAATCAAAAATGTTGACATGGTAAGCATAAATGTTTACTATAATAGCATGTTCAACAGAATGGAGGAGTGGTGAAGCAAAGCGAGTTCAGGCGGTGGCTTGAATCTCAGGGGGTCGAAGTTTCAAACGGTACTAACCATCTGAAACTTCGATATAACGGGAATCGAAGCGTAATGCCGAGACATCCTGGCGCCGAGATAAAAGAACCACTAAGAAAGGCGATACTCAAGCAGTTAGGCCTGAAATAACAAACCAGCCCTCCGGGGCTGGTTACCCGAACAGCTTCACCAGGATAAATATGCGATATCCAGTAGTATTAACGCCAGACAGCGGCGGATATGTTGTCTCGTTCCCGGATATACCGGAAGCCCTTACTCAGGGTGATTCGCGGGAGGAGGCGTTGAAAAACGCGCTTGATGCGCTTGTTACGGCCTTCGAATTTTATTTCGAAGACGGGGAGCGCATACCAGAACCGGGTAACGTGACAGATGATTTTGTCGAAGTACCGGCAAGTGTGGTAGCGAAGGTGATGCTTTTGAACGCCTGGATTAGTTCCGGCTTAACTCAGGTTGAGCTGGCGCAACGTATGGGTATCAAAAAACAGGAAGTGACCAGATTGTTTGATCTGAAGCACTCGACGAAAATCGACACGATACAGAAAGCGCTGGCAGCGCTTGGAAGACGGCTTGAAATATTAGCTGCGTAAATTATACCCCTGATTTTCTGTATACCACTGCCACGTAGCGGGGATTGGCTCCCGCACCCATCACAAGGCTGCGCTATTGCGCGGCCTTTTCTTTTTCCACTTACCCGACATCCGGGTAGTCCATTTCCCGGACAGGGGAAGTTATGACAATGGATAAACATACGACATGGCTGGCCTACATCTGGGCATTAATCAGCGGCATATGCGCCCAGTGGACGTTAAACGACTATGGCGCGCTGATAGGTATTGTTCTGGGTATTGGTACGTTTCTGGTTAATAAGCATTACAAAAAAAAATCAGAGCAGGCTCAGGCAAGGCAGGCTGCCGCGATGGAAGAGCGTAACAGGCTAATCGCCCGGATTCTGGAAAAAAACGACCATGACAGCACGTTAAAGATGCTGGCGGTATCTGAAATGCCGGAGGGCAGTAATGGCGCTCAGGACAAAAGTTAAATACGGTCTTTCCGCCGCCATGCTGGCGCTGATTGCCGCCGGTGCCAGCGCACCGCAACTACTCGACCAGTTTTTGCAGGAGCGGGAAGGAAATACGCTGGTGGCCGTTCGTGATAACGGCGGCGTCTGGTCAGTATGCCGTGGCGTGACTCGTATCGATGGTAAACCCGTTGTGAAAGGTCAGCGACTGACGCAAAGCCAGTGCGACCATTACAACGCCATCGAGCGGGATAAAGCGCTGGCATGGGTAAATAAACATGTTCACATACCGCTGACCGAACCGCAGAAAGCCGGTATTGCGTCGTTCTGTCCGTATAACATCGGTCCCGGTAAATGTTTTCCGTCCACGTTTTACCGGAAGCTCAACGCAGGAGATCGTAAGGGAGCGTGTGCAGAAATCCGCCGTTGGGTATATGACGGCGGCAAAGATTGCCACAACAGGGAAAATCAGTGTTACGGCCAGGTGATACGCCGCGACCAGGAATCAGCGCTGACGTGTTGGGGGATAGACCAGTGAAATACTTACCCACAACGGTATGTTTTGTCGCGGCGGCTTATCTTGCCGCTCATGGTATTGACGGCTGGGGATGGTTTCTCTTTATCGGCGTTATTCTGGTATGAACCGTATAACCTTTACTGCCATCATCCTTCTGCTGATAGTTGCCATAGCGCTGGCGTGGACGACTGACCACTACCACGGTAACGCGGTGCGCTATAAAGACCAGCGCGATACCGCCACTCACAATCTGAAGCTGGCGAACGAGACAATTACCGACATGACGAAGCGCCAGCGTGACGTTGCCGCCCTCGATGAAAAATACACGAAGGAATTAGCTGATGCACAGACCAGGAATACTGATTTGCAGCGCCGCCTTGCTGCTGGTGGCCGGGTGCGCGTCGAAGGACGATGTTCAGTGCCCACCGAGACCGAAACCGCCAGCACCAGCCGCGTGGGCAATGCTGCCACCGTCGAACTCTCTCCAGGTGCTGGACAAAACGTTCTCAATATCCGCGCCGGGATCATCAGCGACCAGGAAAAACTGAAGTATTTGCAGGAGTACGTTCGCACGCAGTGCAGATAAAAAAATCCCCGCAGGAGGGAAAAGGAGCTTACCTGCGGGGGAGTTTCAGAAATGCATAAACATGACAATGTCTCTGGGTCTGCGTACTACCACATCGCGTTTTTATCGTACTGATATAAGCCAGTTTTCGTACACCTCAAAAACGTAACCAGACGCTAAAAACTGGTACACCTCATGAAAATAACTCAATGGCTGAAAAGCCTCGTCCATACGGAGCAAAGAGAAATGCCGGATATGAAAGATATCGTCACCGACGACATGGTGAAAAACGCCCTCAAATCAGACGCCGTTACCATCGCAGTTAAAACGCAGATTAAATCCACTCTGGATCAGCAGATTGACGCCGCTGTCGATACCGCATTGACCGATATTCTCGGTAGTGATGCTGATAATACGGTTATGCAGTAGGTGAGATCAGGCATTACAGCAGCCCTTCAGTGAGGGGCTGCGATAATGGTTAATCACAGGGAACATAATCATGGCAAAACCGGACTGGGAGGCCATCGAGACGGCATACCGGGCCGGAGTGATGTCCCTCCGTGAAATTGCGTCACATCATGGTATTAGTGAAGGTGCTATCCGCAAGCGCGCAAAGCGTGATGACTGGTCCCGTGATCTTAACGCCAGGATTCAGCAAAAGGCTGACGATCTGGTACGCAAACAGGAAGTACGCAAAACGGTACGCACCAAAACGGAACTTACAGAACGCGTACTGATAGAAGCCACAGCGGAGGTAATAGCCTCGGTACGCATGGAACACCGGGGCGATATTCGCCGGGCCCGGGAACTCACAAACACGCTTTTTGATGAACTTGGTGCGCAGTGTGCTGATGTGGGGGCGCTGGAGCAACTGGGTAACATCATGTTCGATCCTGACGATAAAGGCCGCGACCGGCTCAATGAAACTTATCAAAAAGTCATCAGTCTGCCTTCCCGTGTGAAATCTCTGAAAGACCTGAGCGACAGTCTGAAAACGCTGATCGGCCTGGAGAGAGAAGCCTGGAGTATAGGTACTACCAGTGAACCAGAAAAAACGCCTCTACCAGGAAAAGATACTGATCTGACAACTGATCAGGCAGCGGAATTGTACAAAAAAATGATGAGTTGATTATGCCTTTACCATTCCCCTTTGACTTTAAAAATCCTGATTATGTTCAGGTTTTTGAATGGCGAATGGAGCGTCTGCAACGTATCAGGAAGGCTCCCGAAACTCTCCCTGCTCTCAGGCAGTTTTACCGTACAAACCCGGCGCAGTTCATCATCGACTGGGGCATGACTACTGACCCGCGCAATCTCGATTATGGTCTTCCGGTCACCATTCCTTTTTTGCTGTTTCCACGGCAGGAGGAATGGATCGACTGGATTATGGAACGCTCGCGTAACCATGAGAATGGTCTGACTGAAAAAAGCCGCGAAATGGGGCTGAGCTGGACATCTGTCGGTCTGGCCAGTGCGTTATGTCTGTTTAACCGTGAAATGGTTATAGGGTTTGGTTCCCGTAAAGAGGAGTATGTCGATAGCACGGTTGATCCAAAAGCGCTGTTCTGGAAAGTACGCAAATTTATAGCAACTCTTCCTGCCGAGTTTCGGGGAGGCTGGGACGAGAGAAAGCATTCACGTTTTATGAGCGTGGAGTTTCCTGACACTGGCGCGGTAATTAAAGGAGAAGCTGGCGATAATATCGGGCGCGGTGACCGTACTACGCTTTATTTTGTGGATGAGGCCGCCTTTCTCCAGCGGCCATTACTTATTGATGCCGCGCTTTCCCAGACAACTCGTTGCCGTATCGATCTCTCATCGGTTAATGGCATGAATAACCCCTTTGCGCAGAAGCGGCACAGCGGAAAAATCCCTGTGTTTACGTTTCACTGGAGTAGCGACCCGCGTAAGGATGATGAGTGGTACCGCAAGGAGTGCGAGAAAATTGATAACCCGATCATCGTTGCTCAGGAGCTGGATCTTAATTACCAGGCATCGGCAGAGGGTATCCTGATCCCATCAGAATGGGTACAGGCTGCGGTTGACGCACATATCAAACTGGGGATTCAGCCCAGCGGTCAACGGCTCGGTGCAATGGATGTCGCCGACGAGGGGCGGGATAAAAACGCCTGTTCCCTTCGTTACGGCTTCCTGTTGAGTGATGTCCAGGAATGGTCGGGTAAGGGTAGTGACATCTATGACTCCGTGGTTAAGGTCTTCGGCCTGTGCGATGACTTTGGCGCCGATGAGTTCCGCTTTGACGAGGACGGGTTAGGCGCTGGCGTTCGTGGTGATGCACGCGCTATCAACGAACTGCGGGAAGCTGAGGGTACAGATCAAATTACTGCCACACCATTCCGGGGGAGTGGAAGCGTTTTTTATCCTGAAAATGAAGCTGTTCCCGGTGATAACGGCAAACCGTCACGTCTGAATAAGGACTTTTTCGCCAATGCCAAAGCTCAGGGCTGGTGGCATCTTCGCGAATTATTCCGCAATACATTTCGTGCGCTAAAGGGCATGGAGTATGACCCGGATGAGATTATTTCCATCAGCAGCACGATGGAAAATAAAGACAGGCTTTTGATGGAACTGTCACAACCCACCTGGTCGAAAAATGCCGTCGGAAAAATTCTTGTTGATAAGCAACCTGACGGGACGAAATCTCCTAACCTGGCAGACTCAGTGATGATTGCTTATGCCCCGATGGAAATGCCCGTCGTAATTTCTGATGATTTTATGGAGTGGATTTGATGTGGCTTTTTAAACGTAAAAAAACGGTGACACCGCCAGAAAGTCCGCCTGAACCACATCCGATGACGATCAGCGATGAGGTGGTTGCTGAGGCCGGACAAAAACCGCAGCGTGAATTTGTTCGCTATGAGCCACCGCCGGGAGTCATTCCCGAAGACATACGCAATGCTGTACTGGCAATGGACTCGACCCCCTACGATACACTGAACAGCCAGTATCCTGATTTTGTGTACGGAGGATTTCCGGGCTATCCGTATCTGGCACTTCAGGCGCAGTTACCAGAGTACCGGCGCATGGTCAGTGTGATTGCCGAGGAGATGACCCGCAAATGGATAAAGGTTAAGGCGGTCGGGGTAGGGGACGACAGCCGCGCGCCGCGCATAGCGCAGCTTACTGATGCACTGGAGCGCTATAACGTACGGGATGCCTTCAGGCTGGCGGTGGAGCATGACGGCTTTTTCGGGCGAGGGCAAATTTATATCGATGTGCGTTCGCCATCGGGTATGTCGGCCTGGACTGACCCGGCGGAGCTGGAGTCCAGGCTGTTTATTTCCGACAAAAAAATCCCGAAAGGTTCCCTGCTGGGGCTTCGTGTTATTGAACCCGTCTGGACGTATCCGGGTATGTATAACTCGGATAATCCGCTGAGTGATGATTTTTACCGTCCGTCCGAATGGTACGTAATGGGAAAAACGGTTCACGCCAGCCGCATGATTGATCTGATTTCTCGCCCGGTTCCGGACATGCTGAAGCCGGCCTATAACTTTAGCGGCCTGTCACTGGTTCAGATTGCCGAACCTTACGTCAACAACTGGCTGCGTACACGCGACAGCGTGGGCGATATGCTGCATTCGTTTTCGCTGAGCGGGATCATGACGGACATGAGCCAGGCGTTAACGGGGAAAAGGGACTCGAATTACGCAAAACGCGCGGAGCTGTTTAACCGTACCCGTGATAACCGCGGGTTGTTGATGCTGGACAAGCAGAAAGAAGAGTTTTTCCAGTTCAACACCCCTCTGAGCGGCCTCGACACCCTTCAGGCGCAGGCACAGGAACACATGTTCTTTGTCAGTGCCATACCATCAGTAAAGTTCGCCGGGCTGAGTCCTACGGGACTGAACGCGTCGAGTGAGGGTGAAATCCGTGTGTTTTACGACACCATCGCTGCACTTGCCACTCGCCTTCTGAAGAAACCGCTGAAAAAGGTACTGGATATTATTCAGTTGTCTGAGTTCGGCGATATCGATCCTGATATCACTTTTGAATTTGAACCCCTGCATGAACTGACGCGCGAGCAACTGGCAAATATCCGTAAAACTGAAGCGGAAACAGATCAGATTTACGAGAGCGCCGGAGCGGTGACCAATAACGAGGTACGCGAACGGCTGGCTACTGCACCGGACAGCCCGTACAGCGGTATTGACCTGAGCGGAGAAATCGAAATTGACGACACCGAAGAAAATCCGCCGCAAGACCCGAACGCAGACCCTGAGACGGATTTCACCCAACGCGGGGATTGAGGCCTGGTACCGCAGACAACTGGATAATGCCGTCAGTGAGATGCACAACAGCGTGCTTTACTGGCTGCGGGCTGAGTACCGTAAAACAGACCTCGCGCAGGATGCGTCCCCCGTTAACCTGATGCGTGGAGCCATGCAACAACTTGCCAGGCGCTGGCAGAAAAAGTTTGACGAAATGGCCCTGCGGCTGGCGAGGCGGTTTGCCGGTGATGTTCTGAAAAACAGCGATGCGTCACTGTCCACTGCGCTCCGTGATGCCGGGTTTACGGTTCCTTTCCGTATGACAGCGGAGATGAACACCGCACTTCAGGCCAGCATCACGGAGAATGTGAACCTCATTCGCTCCATCCCGCAGCAACATCTCACCCAGGTGGAAACACTGGTCATGCAGTCTGTTGGCCGGGGGCGTGACCTGAAAACTCTGACCGATGAACTGGAAAAACGCTACGGCATCACACGACGGCGCGCGGCGCTGATTGCCCGCGACCAGAACAATAAAGCGACCTCGGTAATGCAGTCGGCCAGACAACGCTCGGTGGGCATCACTGAAGGTATATGGCGGCATTCCCGCGCGGGTAAAACATGGCGCCCGTCGCATGTGAAGGCGAACGGTAAACGGTTTGATCTGCGAAAGGGGATGTTTCTGGATGGTAAGTGGGTACTGCCGGGCGAAGAAATCAACTGCAAGTGCGGCTGGGAGGCCGTTATTCCCGGACTGGAGAAAAGATGATTATTACCGAAATGCTGGCGTTTGACCGGGCATCGGTAAGGCAGTTCGATAAAGTAGGTCGCCTCCAGATTGAGCGCAGTAATCTCAGCAAGGCGAACGTCTGCGGTTATTTCGGGCATGAAATACCGGGGGCGGAAGCGCTGGGACTCGACCCTCAAAAACTTTATCAGCTTTACCGTGACCCCGATGAACTGCGCAAGGCAGTTTCAACCTTCAACAATATTCCCGTCCTGTGCCGACACAAACCCGATTATCCGGGCGCGCCCGCGCGCGAGTACCGGGTGGGGACGACTCATGCCAACAGCGAGTTTGACGGTACCTATCTGGTTAACGGCATGTCCATCTGGGACAACTCCGCCATCGCGGGGATAGAAACGGATGAACAACGGGAAATCTCATCGTCATATGCCTATGTGGCAGATATGACGCCGGGAACCACCCCCGACGGTGAACCGTATGACGGCGTTATGCGGAATATCGTGGGAAATCATGTGGCGCTGGTCGGCGATGGCCGGGCGGGGCCGGACTGTCTTGTTATGGACTCTCTCCCTCAGGAGCTAAAACGCATGAAACTGAGTAAAAAAGAAGTGGCGGTGCTTACCGCGCTGGGAACCTATCTTGCGCCGCGTCTGGCACAGGATGCGGCTCCTAAGGATTTGTTACGCCTGATGGCGCAGCATAAGCGCCCGGCAGCTATCGCCAGCGCGGTAAAAACTGCCTACAGCGAACGGCTGGCACAGGATATGGATATTGAACCGGCGGAGCTGGCGCAACTGATGGAATCAGCAGAAGCCGTGCCGGAGCTGGCCGGGGACGATGATACCGGGTTAACTGACGAGCCGAAGGCATTTGATACCGACAGCCCGATGGAAAGTGTACTGGCGTTGCTGTCCGGCAAAGTTCCTGATGATGTGCTGGAAAAAATTAAATCCGCACTGGCTCCGGCAACTGACGAAGACCCCGAAATAAAAGAGGCTGATGTGAAACCCGACGATGTGAAAGTCGATAAACCCGCAATGGATGCGGCAATCAGGCTGGCAACTGACCAGGCAACGAAACGGGCTGCTGAAAATTTTCGCGCCGTTCGTGTGGCTGAAACCGAGGTGCGGCCGCTGATTGGCGATGTGGTGGCGATGGACTGCGCCGAAGAGGTTTACCGTACCGCGCTGGAACAGACGGGGATCGATATCCAGGGCATTCACCCCAGCGCGTACCGCAGCATGGTGAAGTTTGCCGTTGAGCAGAAACAGACGGCTAAAGGTCCGCGTGTTGCGATGGACCAGGCCAGCGCATCGACGTTTGCGGCAGATTTCCCCGGTGCAAAACTGAAACGAGGTTACTGATATGAATACTTTTCAGACACACATGAACCAGTACCCGGCACCGGGGATTCCGGGGGCATTTGCCAGTGATAACCCTCACGCCTCGTATGTGGCGGGAGAAGGCGCGCTGATTACCGGCCCTGACGGACTGGTTATTGCCCGGTTTGCCTGGGTAACCAAAGGCGTTGCCGCTAATGAGGGAACCGGTGCGCCGGCGGGTTTTGTTCCGCGCGACGGGCAGGCTTCTGTTGTGGAATGGCTGGCTGGCGACTCGAACACTATTTACCCGGGACGTGAATGTACCCTGATGGTATCGGGGGACTTCTGGGCGCTGACCACCACCGCTGCGACGGTCGGGCAGAAAGTTTTTGCCTCCCTGACCACCGGGGAG